TGGACTGGGTATGAGTACTCTCTTGTCCGCCCAGACGACATCACGTTGAGTACGACGCATTCCCATCTCAAGGAGCGTAGCCTTCCACACTTGGCTGCTCTCTCTGATCATGTGGATGGCGTCAGCGTTGGCACGACTATGCAACGCATCCGTGATTTAGCACAAGGTTCGCACTCCAGTCGCCAGGAGTTGCTTGAGTACCTTGGGCGAGTCCCATACGAGACCCTTAGTCGGCAGGAGGGGTTGGTGGGCAGCCGAGGCTATTATCGTGAGTTTAGCTTGCGTGACAGCCATCTGGCGGTGGGGCGCCTTGCATGGGCGCAGGGCACGGGCACGGGGCCCGACGACGTGAAGACGGCTGAGACCGCCAAACAGCGTCGTGCGCGCAAGCGCGAAGATGTGGCGCACCGTGTGGGCGCTGCAGGGGGAGCGATCATTGGCGATGCTATTGCACCGGGGCTCGGGAAACATGCCAGCGCTGCTGGCGGGTATCTCGCTAAGCTCATGATGCGCGGTCTGAACCATTATGTCCCAGGGTTGCGTGGTAGTGGTTCGTATACCATGAGCAACAACGGCAAGAAGATGAAGGTCAACTCGTTGTACCATGGCCCCAAGGGGTTGTTGGGCAACTCGACGTTTGAGAGCGAGAACTGCAACTTCATCGCAGCCAAGGACATGGTCATGCAGGTCCGTAACCACGCTTTGAGTGTTGGTTCGTTCCTGTGCATCCCCATTCCCATCAACGCGGGCGACAGCAATCGCTTCCCGCGTTTGGCGGCCCTGAGTAAGGGCTATGAGGAGTATAAGCCTCTTGGGATCGCACTGGAGTACAAAGCGTCGTTCTCCAGCGCCTTCTTCGCGACAGGAACTACCGGCACAGTGGGAAACATAGCGTTCGCTGTCGAGCGCAATGTCGGAGCTCCACCCCCCACCAGCATGGAGGACATGGCTCGGAGGGAGGCTTTCGCGATGAACCTCATCAACGCAGACTTCATGTACTTCGTGGAGTGCGCGCCTGAGGTTTGGGGAGACAACATGTACATGGTCAGGCAGGACGGCGATCCGCAGTCAAGCACTGCGGTTCCGCTGAACAAGTATGATTGTTGCACATTGTACGTCGCCATCCAGTGCGGAAACAGCATCATGATGAATGACTTGCTTGGTTATCTTTTTGCTGTGACGCATATGTGTGTCTCCCGCCCTACAGTCGCACCCGTTGCTAGCGGGCGCGCGCGCTTCTCGCGGTCCGGGTACACCAACGCCTCCCCCCTAGGCGTTGCCGGTACTGAGAGTAAGCTTGGCTCCCTTAATTCCTGTTATATCAACGGGAATACGCTCTTCTTCCCCAGCGTCCCTATTGGGACGCTGTTGGAGATTTCGTTTGTGTGGTACGGTTCTTCCACCGCAATCACATACCCAGCACTCACCAGTACCACCATGAGTGCTTTCAACGGAATCGAGAGTGGAGCGGCCTCCGCCGTTGGCTCCCCCCAGGCCGGGGGGGCTGGCGCTGTTGTGAGCCTCCAGACCACTTGGACGATAGTCGGCGCGTCGAACGTTTTGCCGAACTTGACTCTGGGTGGTAGTGGGGTTCTCCCTTCGTCCGGGGTACGTGTCGAGGTGTTTGTTAGCGCCTCTGTCATGAACCCCGTGTATAACTCCAACACCTGAGGGGTTGGAGTAGCGTGTACTATAGACCCCCCGGCAGCAATGACGGCGGCACCAGAAAACGAAAGTGGGGTGCAGCCTGACCATGCCGGGGCTACGGTGAGCAGCGACCATCAACAGCGCGATAGTACGTGTATATATGCATTTAACGGGTGCGAGACTTGGGGAAACGGGGTTTGGGTAGTCAGTAGGGAACAGGCGGGGACACAGCGTCCGGTGACTTGGCCAGAATTGGCCGCAGTGGTTCCGACGCTGAGGCGCCGCCGACGGCGCAGGCGCCGTAGGCGCCAGCGCCGCAGGCCGTGGCATTATGTCCACGGCATCCGCCGCCCTGGTAAGGGGCCCAATGAGCCCCGGCTCTTGGGTGGCGGCGGAGGGGTCCTTCAGAAGGGCCCCGGCGGCTCGACAGGCCGCCCATCTGCCTGGAAAGGCACTGGGGATGCGCTCACGCGCAACAAGGGAGCTAGGGGCGCGTCGAAGAGACCACGCCCTATTAGCCCTCCCCTCGGCCCTCCACCTATGTCGCCCACAGAGATTTCCGAGGTCTTTGGGGGTGGCAGCGGTGGGGGGGCAGGGCCACCCGTAGTGGTGGTCACTTCGCCTGAACTACAGGCGGCAGGGCTCGACTTTAAACCGCAGGCTCCCGCTTGTGGTCGGTCGGGCTCTCCCAGCAGCAGTGTTAGCGCTGTTACTGGAGCCCCCTCTGAAGCCGCTGTTGTAGCGGTGAGGAAGAGGCGCTGCATCGTCGAGCATGATGCTCAGATTGAGGCAGCGGAGCCTGAGGCTCGAGACGAGTGGGAAGAAGTGTTGGCCAATAACCCTGGCCTCACCCGTCCATTAGGCGACGTCATCGAGGTAACAGTGCTTGGGCCGCGCGGTACCATTTTCCTCCCCGGGGAGAGTGGTTACGGTGAGTTTTGCCAGCTCATCGAGGCGCGCGAGGAGACGAAGGAGGAAGGCTGTGGCCTCCTTTGCTCCGACGCGGGAGGAGTTGTGCGCCCTTGTGTGCGCCCTGGCATGATTTTGCACCATGTCATTGACTCCCGCCCCGGCCTTTTGAGGGTCGGGCCATCGGGGAAGTTGACCGCCACTGCGCAAAGTGGCACGACAGAGGTGACTTTCCCACGCCTCCATACGGATGAGTACAAGTGCGATGAACGTGTCGCCATCATCTGTGTCCCTTTTCTGAAGGCTCTTTGTAAGAAGTTTGGGACAACGAAGTACGACGCTAAGCTTGTTGCAGCAGCTGGCGTCTGGGCCACCTCCCACGTTAGTGGTTTAGAGGGTGGCCTCGAACGGGCGGTTATCGACAACACGCTCGAGTACTTCTGGCTGCGCACGCGTTTGCTCATCGCCGGCGTCTACCGGCACGCATTGAGTTGTGGTATAATGACGTCATCCCCACCATTGGTTGTGGATCGGGATATCGCCAATATTTTGGCGCCCATCTGCACGGTTGATCTTGGGGAGACTGACGGTGAACCGTTACGGGTACGGGGTGAGGAATTGCCCCCCACCCCGTATACGATTCGAACCGACCTCCGCTTTACTCGGTGTGCTGGGACGATTGACGACGCGGAGCGCGCGGCAGCACGAGAGAGGTTGACTGGGGCGCCTGTCGAGGTGCCTCTTTTTTCAACGGAAGGCATCGGCAAGGAGACAAGTGTCCTGTATTACTATCTCTTCGCCGGTGAGGACAACCAGTTTGTCTGGCCGTCCATGTCGACCTCGAACCTTTATGGAGGTTTGAAACGCGTGCTCGGGGAGCGCGCGAACGAGCGGCACCTCGCTGCAGCGCACGGACGTGCGTACGAGGCGTTGCTTGTTGCCAGCCCTTGGGCCGCCCTCAGCGCGTCCGAGGTTGGCTTTCTTGGCTGTGGCACATTGTATGGCCACGACGGCACTGAAAAGTGCCAATGCCATTCCTGCACGCCATGCGTGCGGGGTGGGGCAGAGGTGTGTCATTGCAGAGAGTGCATTGGCCTTATGGATGGTTTCCGTGAAACAGTCGTTGAGACCGTCGTCCAGTTTTTGGATCCCCTCATGTCCCGTTCCCGGCTCGAGCAGCTTAGCGCTGGGGTCGGATGGATGGCCCACATCGGAGTGGGTCGTTTGCGTGTCGGTATAAAGAAGGCCCTTTTATGGGGGTATCGGCACACACACCGCAAGTATCTGCAAGGCGAACACCTGCAGTACTTACGCGAGTCTGCAGCTGAGATAGAACACATCAAGCGTGATTTGCGCCGCTCCTATGTTGAGGGCGTTCGCATTCACGACATGGAAGGCTTGATGGTGGGTGTCCCCAAGGTCGCTCCAAAATTGGAGTGGGCCAAACCCGGCAAAGCGCAACGCCTTGTCGTAGGGTATGACGCCGGCTGCATGTACCGCAATGAGATCCCAGAGTTTGTCAAGAAGTGTCTTGACGGGGTCCACGTCATCCGTTGCGGTGGGATGACAGTGAGTGTTTACGTTGTCATGAAGACCGACACGAAGACACTCGAGAGCGCTTTCCGTCACGCCGACGATGTGCGCACTCAGGAGGGGGAGGCCGTTGTTGTCGTCCATTCGGATGATATGCTGTTGAGTTTCAACTGGGAAGGTGTAGCCTTTACGGGCAACATCGACATCAGTTCATGCGACGCTAGTAACCGTGAGTATGCTTTTTTGCTTACACACATGATGTTGCGTCGCTTCTCGGCAGGTGCGGCCACGGGGTTGATTGGGCAATGCCAGCAGGGGTTCCGAGTAGTGAACCCCGCCAACCCCGAGGAGACATTTGTAGTGACCGCTCCCGTGTTTGAGGGGAGCGGCACGGTCTTAACTACCATACTCAACACCGGTGCGTCTTTGACCATCGCCTTCGGGATGTTGCATGCAGTCCAGCGGATTCATCCGCGGCGCGTGTATTTCCTCGAGAGTGATTGGTCCCCGGTTTTGCAGGGAGCTGCACGAGCCACTGGTTACGTTGTCACAATCGACTTGTGCCAGCGTGATGGTGACTACGTGCCAGAGTTGATGACTTTTCTTAAGCATTTCTGGTGCAAGGAAACACAACAGGTCATCCTCTGCTACGGCAGTATGTTACGGAGTTTGGGAACGCTCCGTGGCAGCGAGTCACACGAGACGTTTGGGCTTGGCCCGGCTTGGTATGCTAATAGCACGCCAGCCGAGCGTGCGCACAGACTGTGTTCTGGTGTGGTCGCCGGATTGGTACATGAGCCACCCAGTGTTGTTATGGGCGCCTTGCGCGCGCGTTTCAATGCTGATGGTTGGGTCATGGCTGATGCGGCATACCACCGTCAGATTGTTCAGGACACAGAAGCCCGAACTATCGATGTGAGTCGCGCCGTTCGCGCTAGGTATGATTTGACTTCGGATGAGGTCATTCAGTTACATGATGCTGTGCTCCAGATTCGCGTCGGTCAGACGGCCCGGTTATCCGCCATCACTAAGATGATGGAGTTGGATTATGGTCTGCCCGCGAACTGTTGAGCCGCCCTAGCGCAAGCTCCCTGTTCCCCCCTCCGACCTGCCCCCCTCCCCTTCTAGGGGGGGGGTGGGTGACCTGGACATGTCGTTAAACTGAGCTCGTGTGCGGTCACGTTAACCCGCCGACCTGGACATGTCGTTAAACTGAGCTCGCGCGCAGTCTGCGTTAGTCTGCCGTCCCAAAGACGTTAAAGCCGGTCTCCCCTCTGGTGAGGCCCCGCTGCCCACGGCGAATGTGGGCCGCAAGTGCTGCGTTAGTGCCTCGCTCAGCTGCGTTAAGTTAGCCCATTTGGGCGCCCGCCTGTGCGCGGATGTGGCTG